GTCCCCCCTCTCGGCTTCCATTCTCGGCAATAACAAATGGCCTCTGGACTCTTCATCGGACTTACGGAGTGCGAACTCCTCGACATCAAAGCCAAGGCTGTAGCCATGATTACCGAGGGTAAGACGCTGATGTCCTACTCCGACTCTGGCTCCTCGGCCTCGAAGCAGTTCGCTATGCCCCCCAAGGAGATGCTCTCCGAGGCGATGTTCGCCCTGAGCCGCCTTGATCCGCAGACCTACGGACGCCGCACGACCGTCATCTCGACCTCCTGGTCCACGCGTCGCGACTAATCTATGGCCCCCCGCAAGACCAAAGTCCCCACTGTCAGCCTCCGTGCTCCTAAGCCCAAGACCGGGCAGGCTGCGCCGTTGAAGCCACAGGCCGCCGTCATGGACACGCAGGGCAGCGGGTTCGGTGGGAGCTACTCGGGTTGGCAGAGCACGATGTTCTCGAACTCGCGCCGTGCCATCTTCGGTCAAGCACCGGGCGACCTACGCCAAGACCTGACGCCGTGGAACCGTATGGCGATGATTCGCAAGTGCCGTTGGGCGGAGCGGAACAGTGGCCTGTTCAAACAGATTCTAAACGACATGGTGCTCTACTCCGTGGGCGATGGCATCAAGGCCCAGAGCCACGCGTCGACACCTGAGATGCAGGAAGTATACGAGGCTTACTTTGCCGAGCGTGCCAAGCGCATCGACATCACGAACCGCTTTTCGTTCTACCAAGCCCAGGCTATCCTGCTCCGCGGCATGATCCGTGACGGTGACTCGTTCGCCGCCAAGGTCCGCAACGCCCAAGGCGAGGCCAAACTTCAGCTGATGGAAGCCCACCGCGTTGGCGACCCGCTCGACGAAGTGACTGTCATCCCGGGCATCCATGACGGTATCATCTACGGCCCGTACGGTGAATACACTGCGGTCAACGTCTACAAGTCGGACGGCAGCAACCGCCAGATTCTCGCCCAGTCGATGATGCACGTCGTCGACCATGAGTACGCCAGCGGATGCCGCGGCGTCCCGCTCCTGCAAACCAGCATCAACTCCATCCAAGACGAGATGGAAATCCTCGCCCTTGAGAAGCAGGCCGTGAAGGACAACGGTGACGTGGTCCGCACGATCTCCAAGCAGGGCGGCGTCCTAGATCAGGACACGGCCAACGAGCTCGGCGCGTTAAACGTCCCCTCCTACACTTCAATCGCCAACACGATGGGCGGCAAACTTCTAGTGCTTGACCAGGGCGAGTCGATGAACTCCTTCCAGAGCAACCGACCGAACAGCACCTTCGTCGGCTTCCTCGCAGCGCTTGAACGCGACATCGCTCAGGGCGTCCTGCCTTACGAGTTTGTCGGCGACTCCTCAAAGCTAGGCGGAGCTACTGTAAGGCTCGTAACCGCCAAGGCTGGACGCGTCTTCAGCAAGTACCAGGGCATCATCATCGAGACCTTCTGCGTCCCGACGTGGGGCTACATCATCGGTCAGGGTATCGCCGCCGGCGAAATCCCAGACGACCCGCACTGGAACCGCGTCTCTTGGACCACCCCCAAGTCCGTCACCGTCGACGCTGGCCGTGAAGCCGCCAACGACCGTGCCGACGTGGAGATGGGCCTGCTGTCGATGTCTGAGCTCTACGCCCAGCGCGGCCTAGACTTCCGCACCGAGATGGACAAGCGCGCCGCTGACATGGTGCATATCCAGAACCTCGCCAAGCAGTACGGCATCCCGTTCGAGCTGCTCTTCCGCCCGACCAACACCCCGATCGGTACGGTCGAGGGCGTCGACGAATCCGAAGACGAGCCGGCAGAAATGGAAGAGCCCGAATCCGAAGACGAACCCAACTCCTAATTTCCCCATGCGTTTTCTCACTAATGGACTGTCGGGCCGCGAGCCCCTCCTCATCGACCCGGCTAAGGCCAAGGACCACGCTGTCCTGGCTGAGAAGTTCGGCTTCACGGATATGCTCGCCCAACTGTTCGGCGTGGCCCCGAAGCCCTACGTCACCGCGGACGGCATCGGCGTCATCCCGGTCGTCGGCGTGATCGGCAAAGGTCTGACCCCTATCGAGAAGATGATGGGCGCCGCTGACGTGGACGAACTCTCTGCCGCCGTCGATGCGTTCGCCATGAACCCCGATGTGACGCGTATCGCCCTGCAAGTCTCCTCCCCTGGTGGCACGGTCACCGGCATCGAGGAACTCGCCAACAAGGTCCGCAACCTTGAGAAGCCCACGATGGCTTACACCGACACCGAGATGGCCTCCGCTGCCTACTGGGTCGCCTCCGCTGCCGACCGCGTCATCTCCTCGAAGTCTGCCACCGTCGGCTCGATTGGCGTCTACCTCGCTGTCCCTGACTATTCCGAAGCCGCCGCGATGGCTGGAATCAAGATGGTCGTCATCAAGTCGGGCAAGTTCAAGGGTGCTGGCATCGAGGGCACGTCCCTTGACGAAGGCCAGATGGCGAACCTACAGGCCAGCGTTGACGAGATCCACTCCGAGTTTAAGGCCGCCGTGCTGATGAAGCGCAAGATGGTCAAGGCCGACGCCATGGAAGGCCAAGTCTTTTCGGGCAAGCAGGCCGCCGCCCAGGGCTTAGTGACCGGGCTGGCTGACTCCTTCAGCGAAGCCCTGCGGTCCTTCTAAGTTTCCAACCTCCGCAAACTCAAGACTATGACTATCGAAGAACAACTGCTCGAAGCCTCGGCTGCCCTCTCGGGCCTCACCGCCGAACGCGACGACCTCCGTGCCACCGTCGAGAAGCTCACCGTCGGCGCCGCCGCGGAACTCGAAAGCCTAAAGGTCGAAGCCTCCGTTAAGGACGCCTCCATCGCTTCCCTGACCGAAGTCGTCAAGACCATCGAAGCCGAAGCCGCTGCCCTCAAGGTCGCCGCTCTCGAAGCTGAAGCCACCAAGGTCAGCGCCTCGAAAGAAGCCGCCAAGATTGCCGCGTCTGTCGGCGTCACCCCGGTTGCCCTTCCCCAGGGCGACGGTGCTCCTGCCGAGGCCGTCAACCACTACGTCGCTTTCATGGCCCTGCCTGTCGGGTCCAAGGAACGCAACGCCTACTTTGAGGCCCATCGCTCCGCGATCATCAAGGCCTCTTTCTAATTTCCCCTAATCCTACTCATCACACATCATGGCTAATTCCATCACCGCCGCCCCGTCAGTATTGTCGGCTGGCGTTCTCTCCGCCCTCGTCAACAAGCTGCCTGTTCTCTCCGGCATCTCGTCCGTCTTCTCGGCTCGTCCCGGCTCCACCGGCATGAGCATCCAGGTGCCCCTCATCGGTACCTCCTCGGCTACCACCTTCGGTTCTGGTGGCTACCTCACTCAGGACGACGCGACGATCACCGCCGCGACTGTCTCCCTGACCCAGTACAAGATTTCCAGCCGCTTCACCCCTTCGAACCTGAAGGACTACGGCGCTGACTTCTTCGTCAACAACTTCGTCCAGACCGCTTCGATCGGTCTCGCCCAGAAGGTCATGGACGTCATCAACACTCAGGTCACTGCCGCTAACTACAGCGTCTCCTCGACCTCCGGCGTTGACCTCTCCTACGACGAACTCGTGGGCGTGCAGAAGACCCTCGACGACGCCAAGGCCCCGAGCCCTCGCTACGCCGTGCTCAACAGCACCTACATCTCCGACCTCCGCAAGGACAACACGATCGTTGGCAACAACGTCCTCGGCGCTAACATCATCCGTGATGGCGACCTCGGTATCATCGCTGGTGCCCGCATCTACCAGTTCGCGAACCTCGCTGCCAACAGCGAAAACCTCGCCGGTTGGGTTGCTGGTCCTGACGCCATCGCCTTCGCTTCCGCCCTCCCTGACTCCTCGGACATCCCTGGCTTCGAGGTCTCGAACGCCACGGACGCCGGCACGGGTCTCGGTGTTCAGGTGCTCGTCGGCATGGAACAGTCTGGCTACCTGAACGTCACGGCTACCCTGATGTTCGGTGCCGCCGTCGGTCGCGCCACCTCCCTCGTCCGCCTCAAGACCGCCTAATAGCGGCCAAGGCAACGAACTTAAGGGGCTCAGAAATGGGCCCCTTTTTTGTGCCCCGTTGCCAAAGCGGGCATTAATAGGATGACCCTCTACGCTGACTTTCTCGCTGACGCCAAAGAGATGATCGCGGACTTCGGCGTTGCCGGGTCGGCCAACTCTGGGGCCATCACCTTCCAGTGCCTCATCTCCGACCCCGCCGTCATGACTGTCCTCGAAGCAGGGGGGTATATGGAGCGGACCCAGTACTCGGTCAGGGTACCCGCTGTAACGGCCTCCTGGACCCTCCCAGACGGCTCTAATGGGTCTTCGGCTGCCCTACTGTCGGCAGGTGTCCCCATCGCCAGCCTAGGCCAGGGGAAGAAGATTGTCGCCGGCGGTAAGACCGTCCGCATCACGACCCAGACCTACAAGCCTGCGTCGGCATGGATCACGCTCGTCGTCATCGACGATAACCAGTAACTAGCCGTGGTCACGGTCCGCATCGAGCCGAAGTCCCTAGAGGACTTTATCAAGGCCATCCAGAAGTTTGCCGCCCGCTCAAAGCAGACCATGCGCGACGCCACCCTAGAGCAGGCCGCCATGGCTTGCCGCGATGCCGCCGCTTTCACCCCTCCCCTGGCTAAGGGCGGAGGCAAGGGCTTGGAGCCCTCAGCTAAGAAGGCTGGCGAGAAGGCCGTTGACCGTGACGTCGGCAAGGTCGTTACCTCTCTGACAGGCGGAACCAAGAAGACCCAACAGGCTCGGCTTATCAAGCGCCTCGGCTCCCTGTCCCTAAGCGACAACCCAGCCCTGTTCTGGAAGGTGGCCGCCAAGGGCTCAAGCGTCCTTAACGGCAACCCGTTCCTGGCTAAGGTACTGTCCGACCGTTACAACGGCTTCGGCACCGTCTGGGGCTTCAAGAAGCTCCGCAACTACTTCAACAGGATTGGCACAAAGGTAGCCAATGAGGCGGTTAATCAGGCTTACCTTCAAAGCGTACCGGAAATTAACGCTGTCTACAAACCAATTTATAACCGCACTAATGGACGTCTATGGAAGAATGGCCGCAATGTAAGCGGAGTTAATTGGATGTTTAAGTACGTTGCCGAAAACAAATCTGACATTGAAACCTACGTTGCCCAGCGCCAAGAGCGCGTTGGCGCCATCAAGTCGGGCTGGGCCGCAGCTCTTCGCTCGCTCCCTAAGCCCGTCATCAACGGCGTGCCAAAGGACTTTGGGGTCGACCTGCTTAAAGCCGCTTGGATTACACGGCATAACTCAGTCTCCGGCAATAACACTTCCTCCTTTACCGAAAAGAGTGCGGACGTCTCAATCACTAACACTCTGGGCAACATAAACGGCATCGCCGATCAGGCTGGTGTCCTTGGCCTAGTCTATGGGAATCGCGTCAAGCAAATGCCAAAACGATTACGATTCTTGCTCCAAGAGGACATCAACAAGTTTAACAACAAGGGATAGTCACTTATCACCTCGGACTTGAATAAACACTGGGTGACGCAGTGAGCCCTTCGGCGTCCGCATCTGGAAGCAAACTTCGGCGGTCTGGCCGATGAGCTGAGAGCGGTTAGCCAGGAGCGAGCGGCGGGTGGCGTCATCCATGCCCGTGCCGACGCTGACATCTCGGCGTCCGCAGCGCACGACAATGTGGCCGGCCATCCCAGCGCACTTGCCCGTGCCTTCGACCACGTCCACGATCTGGCCGTCCGTGGTGTCGGCGTCCTTGACCTTGAGCCAAGCCCTGGAGCGGATGCCGTGGGCGTAGGGGGCGGCGGTGTCCTTGACCATAGCACCCTCGAAGCCCTCGGAGGTAAAGCGGACAAAGGCGTCCTCGGGGCTCATAGAGACGCTCGGAATGAGCAGGAGGGACGAAGGGTAGGACTGGGCAAACAAAGCCTCCAGCGAGGCACGGCGGGTGCTGTAATTGCCAGCCACGGAGGGTAGGTCGAACAGCCAGACACGGGCATCGTCGGCAGGGGCTTCGGAGCGGAGGTCGCCGACCGAGGTAAAGAACGACTTGCCGGACACGGCCTCGCCGTCAAGCACCCAGACGCCCTCACGGCCAGAGAGCAGGGACAGCACCTCATCGGCCAGATGGTCAAGGGACGGCATCGGGTTGCCGTTGCGCGTGGCGAACTCAACGCGGCGGTCGGACAGGTCAGCGGTTATGATCACGCGAAGGCCATCGACCTTGGGTTCACAGACATAGGAAGCGGGCAGGGTGCCGTCATACAGGCGGGCCAGCATAGGCACTCCCCGCGGCTTAAATGTGCGCGGCTTAGTTGTTTTAATTACGCGATGCTTTTCAATGCTGGTAAGCATATCAAAGAAAGCGGTAATAGCTGGGTCCTGTTGGCAGAGCATTGGTGGAACGACTGAAGCAAAGCACCCCTGCCCCTGTCCGTCAAGCCCCTTTCCCTACCAATCAAGGCAAAGGTACAATGGGTACGAAGAGCATCCGCCACATCGTCGAGTCTACTCTCGCGACCTACCTCTCGACCCAGACCGGGCTGACCACCGTCACGTTCCTCACGGGCGATAACGCGGCCACCCAGACGCTGCCCAAGGCCGTGGTTCTGTGCGAGTCTGCCCGGGCCCCTGGCGACCTACCCGAGGGCGAAGGCAACTTTAGCTGCTCGGTCCGCATCACCCTGTTCTCGAACGCCGACGACACCACCCTCGCCGATCACCGCCTCCGCTGCGCTGCCCTCTCTGGCAATATGCGTGACCTGGTCTCCATCAAGGCGGCCTTCACGGCCACAGGCGACGCGTCCTGCTATGACGTTACCATCGGCTCCGAGGACGAGGGCGTTGACGAACGCTCCTGGGCGACTTCGTTCACCTTCGACCTGCTGGCCGTCTTCCCCGCGTAAGGTTACCAAACCGAGCAACTACGAAGCCTCAACCCTCTAAAAACTTACCCCCCTACCCGTGGCAGCTATCTCAAACGGCACGACGTGCATCTATGGAATCGCAAACGGTACCTTCGGGAATCTGTTCGTCCAGTCCTACTCGCTCTCGTCCTCGTTCAACGCGGAGGCCACGGTGGTCGACGAGACTGGCCTGACCAAGACCCACCGCCTCGACGATCGCAAGAGTGAGCTGACCGTGGAGGGCATCGCAAAAACGTCATCGATTCCTGTCCTCGGCGCCGCGCTGACCTTTACGCTCAACACCCTGTCGGCTTATCCTGGCGGCACGGCTTCGGCTTCGTTTGTTGGCACCATCACCAAGGTCGACGATAAGGGCTCCAACAAGGGCTTCACCTCGGTCAGCGTCACGGCCATCGACTACGAAGGCTTCACGGCTGTTTAATCTGCTACTTGCCTTAGCCCCAAGTGGGCTACACTAGGCGGCATGGACAAACGGTTCCTCGCTGCCTTCATCGACCCGGCACCTTTTCGGCTGCTGGGTCGTTCGCTTTACCCATGGTGCCTAAAGTACCGGGTGCGCCTGATGGCGTTTGACTCGCCCCTGGTCACCGGCTCTCGCGGCATCACACCTGCCGACCTTATCTTCGCCTGCCAAGTGTGCGCCGAGGAACCCCTGGGTGAGATTGGCTGGCGCGATCAGTTGCGGATGATGCACCTGTCCCGAAACCCTGCCAAGTTCGAGAAGATGCTCGAAGCCTTTGCCGGCTACATCTTAGTGCAAGACTGGCCGAAGTTCTGGGAGCAAACGAAGAAGAGCAGCGGAGGGTGCAAGGGCGTGCCTTGGCCCCTGTCCATCGTGGCCAACCTCATCACCAACGGCATTGAAGAGAAGCGCGCGTGGGAGATGCCAGAGTGTCAGGCCATCTGGCTGAACTCCGCCCTGGCTATCTCCAAGGGTGCGGACGTGGCGATCATGTCGCCCGAGGAGGAAGCCTTCATGGCCGAGGAGGAAGCCAAGGAAGCCGCTTCCAATCCTGCAAAGGAAACCCCCTGACGACATGGCTCAAGACCTGACCGTAAATATCAAGACGACCTCGGACGTCCCGCAGGCGATGGACAAGGCTACTCAAGCCACGAGCAATTTTGGTCGGCAGGTGCAAGACATTCAAAAGAAGTTCGGCAATGCCTTTAAGGACATCTTCCTTGGCTTTACCGCCCCGATGATTCTTATCCAGAGCGCCATCAGTTACATCAGCGCTCAGATGGAACAGGCGCGACGTGACGCCAAGGAGGGGCTTGACCTTATTGCACAAGGCAAGAGCGAGTTTGCCAGCTCGCAGGAGGCCAAGACTGCCGCGTTCTTTAAACGCCGCAAAGAGCTGGAAGAGGAGAAGCGCCTTGTTCAAGAGGGACGCGCCAGCCTGACCGAGCAGATTCTGACAGACCCGGAACTCGGCAAGGGCTTCGTGCCCCCGCAGCGCATCATGCAAAGGCTCCAGTCCGGAGAAAGCATTAAGGGTGTCTCAAAGGATCCTGAGCTTGGACGCATGGCGATGGACTTCCTTCAGCAGACCGAAAAGGGACGCAAGATTTTGGCCGAAGCAACCCCGACCGAAGCCGCCAAGCAGGCCAACTTCAAAGGCCCCGAGGGCTTCTCCAACGTCATCGGCGTCGGCGCCAACCCGGTCATGGAGGCGATGAACCTTCAGCTGGAGGAATCCCAGAAGCAGACGGCTCTTTTGCAAAACCTTGTTGACCGTAATCCCTTTATGTCTTCCGACTTTACCAAAGACTCTAAATAACCATGGCACGCATCTCTCAGGGCAACTCCCTTACCACCGCAATGCTCCAGCCTGGAGCAAAGTTCCAGTCTGACGGCTTTGGCCTCGTGACTGGCACTCTTGTTTTTAAAGAAGACCAAGGGGGCTCTAGTGCCTTCCTTGCCCGCGGACAAGCCTGTCCGATCTCCGACTTTTCTTTTACTAAGGTTCACAAGGCCAACACATCGGTCGACGCCCTTGGCATCCACACTTACACAGTCGACTACGCAGGCATTGGATCTGGCGGCGTAGATAGCACGCTCACTAAACCGCAAGTCGGCGTGACACGTGGTCTTACCTCCGAGCACATTAGCACTCACGAGAACTTCTTTACGGCCAGCACCGGCATCGCGGGTCCAACGCCCTTCACCGCGTCCACTATTGTCACGACTGAGTTCAAAGGACTCAACGGCGCACACTTTGAGAAAGCCACAGGTGGCAAGTTCCTAGGGTTTAAAGACCCGGCCTCTCCGCTTTACTACGGCAAGACGAACTACCTGGCCCCGCAAACTTCTTTCTCGGGTTTCTTTTACACGACCGTAGATGCCACCGCCAAAGCACTAGTCTTGCTAGTCGGTAAAACCAGCGCCACTGGCACCTTTGCTTCTATCGCCATGCTGCCAACCTACATGGGAACGTCTTTCGTGACGGCCACCGGCTCTCGCAATCAGCTGCTCCTGGCTCAAGTCAACGTCGAGGACTTTGCATTACTTCGCAAGGTCAACTACGAAATCCGCTACAACCGTGACGGCTATGTTGCCGCGGTCTACCCCACCGCCTAATCATGCAACCCGGCGTCGGCTATCGTTTCATCTCATCGTCCCAGGGCGTCACGCTAGACATCGGTGATCCTTGGCCGGACAGCACGCAGGCGACCACAAACCCCCTACAGGTCATCAACGTCAGCATCAACGCAGGCGGGAAAGTCATCTATCAAGTAAAGTCTGGCACCATTAACAATTTGGTGCCGCTCCTAGATGACTACATTTCATCGACGCAGGTGAAACTAGACCGGGTCACCTCGGGTGTGGCCAACCCGCCCACGGCTGAACTGGTGTCTACTAATTACGACGCCACGACTAAGACGTCCTACATTCTCCTGCGCTCTGGGCCTGACGCGACGACCAACGACTTCCCATCCTCAGACGTGACTAGTGCTCGTTACCCGCAGGTGATTGGTGGCAACAACCCGGTTCTGACCGACACGGACACACAGGCCTTTGTTTTGCTGGCTACTATTACGGTGGATAACATTACTGCTCCCACCACCTTTACCGTAAGCCAGAACGTCTCCGGCTCCCTCTGGGGTGATCGCATCAAGGTGGCAGGCCAGACCGCGAAATACTATTACGCCCGCATCTGATGGGCTTGATTATCGGACAGGACCCGACCGGCGTTGTCGTTCCGACGTGGGCGCGCTTGCGTTATGTCTTCGGTAATCAGTCGGCAGACTCTGAGACTTTTAGCCACAATGCTCAGTTCTATTCGGGCTTCAAATCCTCAGAGGGGAACGGCCTGTTAGTCGGACCTGACATAGTCTGGGGCGACCGTCCATGGTGGGAGGTATTCCTGAGCGGGACTGGCAGTCAGTTCGAGATGGTGCTGATTACCGTCATTAGCGACAAGGTCGACGTGGCCCTAGTCGGGGAGACGGTGACCTTTAACTCGGGTAGCGAACCTATCCCAGCGCGCTTCTTCGAGCCAACTGGCACTGGCGGGCTAGGCGGTCGCAAGTTCTTCCCCTCCCCCGCTTCGTACACGTCGATCACGGCAATCGGCAAACTGACGGCCTTCTGACCCCCCCTTCCAATCGGGGCAAGTTTAAGACCCGATGAGCTGCAACACCGTCACCTTTAAGCGCGGCACGAACTTCGGTTCCACAACCGTCTTTACGCCTGAAGCCCCTCCGGCCATCCAGACC